TTATTCTTCTTGATGTAGTCACCAATGTTATGGTAGACCCATACCAGTGCCTCATTTAGCGGAGTTGAGTTTAAACCATATCCTTCCTGACCTACAAGAGTATCAGTTAACAATCTGCGTGACATAGAATTGAATTCAGACGTAGTCATCTCGCTGCTAAAGAACTCTAGTAAACTAAAGTTGGTATTGCTATTGATAATACACTGCTTAGATTTTGCTAGTTCTTCCATATGCTCTTTGAGGCGACTATAACTCTCATTGATCTTAGCAGGATTACTGCGACGATACCTGTCCTCAAAGTGAGAAGACGAAAATGCCAGAACACGATACGGAATACCGATACGCTTGCAGAAAGAAGCAAGAGAAATAACCTGCTCGAGTGTATCATGTAAAACTTTTTGCATCGAGGCAGACCAATCCAGAAGCATAATCATGCCATGGTTTTTTCCTTGCGGTAGAATAGTAACCTGCTTGAAAAGATCCTCATGCAGTTTGTACGCATACAGTTTGTTGAGATTCAAGGCACCAGTCTTGGCTATACGTGCACGTTTGTAGAGTTGAGCTGATTTTTTCATCTCAAACTCTTTAATCAAATAATTTACTGTGCGTGTAGTTTCTGTTACAAATTTATTGTAGTTGTCAAGTTTCTCTTGCGCTCTTTTATGATAGTACTTAATGTCGAAATTTCCATACTTTAAGTATTCAGAAACATAATTTTCATGATACTGAGTGTCGGTCAATGTTTCTTCCAGAATTGTTTTGTAACCAACAACTACATCGCGTACATAGAAATTGTCAAACTTCCAGTAAGTGTATCGTGTTTCTTGATCTGCGAGATCTTCCAGTTTACGCTGCATAGCAGATTCTGTTTTGGACTCAAGATCATCCTCACTCTCAGTTTCACTATACTCTGATCTGTTACCCTGTTTTTTTAGACTGGTATCAGATTCATCTTCCTCAGAAGAATTACGTTCAATGAGTTCGTAGTCAGTATCAGCATCCATGAAGACATACTCATCGTCATCATCTCCACCAATTTCTAGATCATCGATGGACAAAGATTCTTTTTCTTCCTTGTGTTTCTTTAAGGAATACTCATATATGTCTTTGGCTAGTTGAACGACCTCATCAATCGTTTCAGTTCTTTCTGCGCGATCAACAAATACTTTTTCTTCTGGGATAAATTTGACCCCACTGGTCAAACCAACTTTGAAGTAGAGATTAATTTTGTCAACCAAAAGCAGTTCATCCATATTTTGGATCTGGTTGATGCCAAAGAAGTCGCGGTCAATGAGTTGTTTGTAACCATCGCTCATACGTTTCCGCAAACCAGGATATGTACGTTTAATGAGTTTCTCGATGCGAACATCCTCGAGAACATTCATATATGATTTTAGTTTGGGGAATTCTTTGATTGGTGCCATGTACTCCATACCTGTGTACAAAGCATGACCGACTTCATGCGCGATGAGCATGTCTTCAATCTCAGGTGTCATATTCTTCCACAAAGGGATAGTTAAGACACGAGAAACGATGTCAAAAGATGCTGTCTTAGCATTTGCCCGCACGACTGAAAGATTCTCAGTGGCTAGTAAACGTGCAGAAATATCTGATGCTTTAATTTCCATAATTGTTTCTCCATAACATAAGAGTAATTATGCCTGATTCTTGAATTAAAGTAAAGTCTTGCAAACCCTCTCCAGATAAGGGTCTTAGGAATCCCCTACGGAATGTAGGGTTATTATTTGAAGTTCGGACCGTGCACCCAGCCAACTAGGGAATATCTAGTGCCCGATGTCATTGGCGTTACCTCATGCAAAATCATAGAAGAAAATATATTTAGTGTACCTATCTTTTTGTTTACAATAACTGGCTGATTCTCATAATGCAAATGTAGTTCCCCACCTTCATATGTTTTTTCGTCAGATAATTGAACACTAAATGATAGTTTTCTACATCCATGTCCTCTGTACATATTGTCTACATGTTTGCCGTAAAAATCTTTTTCTTTATCATAAATTGTAAACTGTAATGTTTCAAGAAAAGTCAGATCGTATCCGAAGTATTTATGGTTTAAGTGATTAACTGCATCAGTGCATTTCCTATAAATCCAAGAATACTTTTCTTCTTTCTCATCCAACCAGGAAACACTCCCCTTTCTTATAGAGTTCTTTGCTTCCCTATCTTCACCAACATATGCAGTGACAACCTTATCTTCCAACCCCATTTTGATAATTTGAGAACACTCATCTGGTGTGAATAAATCAGTCCAAGCCCAGCGCTCATGTACATTGTTTTGTAAAAACCAAGCCATAATATCTCCTATGTAGCAATCACTGAAAAGTCATTACGTTTCTCAAACTTAATTACTGATCTAAACTTGTCGAACAGCTGATCACCTTTGTGGCTGATAACGAAGATATTAGTATTTTCCCCGAAGCTGTTCATCAGTGAAAGGAAGTAATCTGTTCCTGCTGTGTCTAAAGATGAATCAAAGATCTCATCGAGCAATAACAAGTTAGTGTTCACCGAGTTCTTCATCTTTGCAATCTGTCGCCATGTGAATAGAATTGATAAGTCAATACGCATCTTCTCACCTTCAGAAAAACTTGCATATGTAAACTCATCTCTGAATCTAGACTTCACTACTTCGTTGAATGCCTCGTCCAACTCAAAGTGAATGTACGCATCCATAGCAGTCAGATATTTGTTAATGAGTTTATTCATAACAGGTAGGTACTCGCGAATGATGGCAGTCTTGATGCCAGTATCCTTCAATAGTATATTTGCAACTTCCTCTAAATTTCTTTGCTCCTGCAATTTAGTTTTCTGTTGGATCTTTTCAAGTGCTTCACTAGCGAGTACCTTTAACTTATTCTTCTCTTCATCTATGTTGGTTGTATCTTGTTTCTGCGAGGAAAGTTCTTCCCGCATTTCATTGATTTGTTTGGATAGTAAAGTGACTGTAGAATTCTTAGTCGACAACAATATATTCTTATCTGTTATCTGATCGTTGATCTTGTTGATCTCCTGTAACTTTTTAGTTAGATTTTCCAGAGCAGATTCTAGTTCAGTTATCTTTCTGTTGTTATCCTGCATTTTATTTTGAAGATCATGAATAATCTTTTGTTTATATTCTTCTGTTATGTCTTGAGAGCAGGAAGGACATACCTCGTGTTCTGTAAAAAATTCTGCATTGTGTTCGCAGGTTTCTACTTTTTCGTTCAGCTTGGTTTTTAGTTGTTTGGCTTTTTCAATATCTTCATGCAGAGCATCTTTACCTTCGATACTTGTTCTGAGATTAGTAATCTCCTGCAAGATAATACCGATGTCTGCTTGCTCAATAGAAATTTGAGAATTGTTAGCATCGATCTTTGTTTGAATAGCCTTAATACTTTCTGCCTTCGCGTTACTGATGGTCTGTATGAGAACTTGCTGTGACTCAACTTTTTCCCGCGCAGAGCTAATCTCGTTTTCAATCCTAGTGATTTCATCTTTAGTTTCCTGCGCTCGTTCTTTAAGCAATTGATTCATTGTTGAGAAGATTCTTATATCAAGGATGTCCTCGATAACCTCTCGTCTCATTGCGGGAGACAACTGCATAAATGGAACGAAAGAAGCAGATCCTAAAATGACTACTTGTGTAAAAGTTTTGTAATTTAATTTTAGGATCTGCTGCTCAAGAATCTTTTGATAGTCTCTCGCGGCAGCATCTTGATTGATCATCTCATCATTCTGATAGATCTCAAAGATGTTTGGTTTGATTCCTCTGACTACGCGATAGTCTTTCTTACCAACGCTAAACTCAATCTCAACCAATGAATTCTTACCATTGATAGAGTTTACCAGCTGCCCCTTGTTGATGTTGCGGAATGGTTTGCCGAATAAAGCAAAGCATAGTGCATCTAGAATGGTACTCTTTCCCTCACCATTCTTACCAATGATAAGAGTAGTACTAGATTTATTGAGTAATACTTTGTTTAATGAATTACCTGTTGATAGAAAGTTTTTCCAAGATATAGATTTAAATGTAATCATTAAACCTCCACATTAACTGCTTCTGTATAAAGAGTTCTCATAAATGTTTTCACCTGTTCTTTGTCAACATCAGTTTCAACAGAGTCAATATAGTTGGAGAGAACAGAGAGAGTATCCTCAAGATTTATTTCCTCGCCAACTTCACCATCTTCAAACTCTGAAAGATCTTCAATGATCTTAATATCTGCGCACCCTTTAGTATACAGTTTTTGAATAAACTTGTCAAATTTATAATAGTCAGTTTTATTTACAACTACAAGTTTGACATAACAGTCCTTTAGATCAAAGGTATCGAGATCGGTGGGCTCTCCTTCTTTGTCGTCGTATTCGACCCTTTCGAACATAACATATGGATTTGGTATGAATTCGAGTCCTCTGCTGTCGAGATCAAACAAGTGGAATCCTCGAGGGTCTTTGTAATCCTGCCAAGTAAGTTCATAGGGATTGCCCAGATAATAGATATGACCATCATCTGACCTATGATGATAATGACCAGAGAAAACCATATCAAACTTGTTAAATGTTTCTTTAGATAGTCCTTCATTAGATTGCATCCCCCTATACATTGCAAACCCTGCAATCTCAAAATGCCCCATACAAATTTCTGCCTTAGTTGTCACCATCTCATCTAGAGATGCTTGATAATTTTCTGGGCAGATCCATGGAACCATACAGATATTAGTGTCATAAACTGATATCGTAGTTGGTTTTGAAATAACATTTATATTACTATATTGTTGTAGTAGTAACTCTGGCGAGTTTATTTCATTTGTGTTTTTAAAATATGTGTCGTGATTACCAGCCAACATATAAACTTGAATGTTCATCTGTTCTAACTTATCGAAGAACATTTTCTTAGCACGATCAAGTGCATAGAAGTTTACATATTTGCGCCTGTCAAAAGTATCACCAAGAATAAGAACAGTATTAATGTTGGCTTTAATAATTGTTGGGAAGAATGTGTTATCATAAAATTTCTCAAAAAAATCTAGAAACGCAATGCTATCGTTTCTCGCACCAAAATGCTGGTCTGTTATTATTGCTACCTTCATCATCAACCTCCATAGTTTGGATGCTATATCCGTTTGTTTTGATGTAATCAAACATCTCAAGATTATTGGAGAACTGCTTCTCTTCTGTAGTTCCGCTAGTATATTCTAACTTTACACGGATCATACGAAGCCAACCTTCCTATTGGCTTTAGATGTATGTTTTCTTTCAGTTTGCTGATTGAAGATCTCAGCAATAGAATACTCAACGACCTCACCTGACTTCTTCTCAGGAATAGTAGTGTTGAGTTTGTTCGCCAACTTATTTGCATCGTCAATAGACAATGGCTTGAATTCAACAATATCAAAGCAACGACCTGGACGAATAAGAGCAGCGTCGATATCACGGATGCTTGGAAGATTGGTAGAGAAGATCATCTTCTTACCTTTGGTTGTCACGAGACCATCACCGACATTAAGAAAACGATGCATCATTGTGTTACCATCGCTACGTGATTTTAAGAAAGCATCACTGTCCTCGAGAACCATAACCTCTGCATCATCTTCGATGAAGCGAGCAAAGAAACCATCTTTCTCAAGGATACCTGCGTCATATGTAACAATAGCAGAACAAGAACGATGCGCAAGCAAACCACGAATGAATGTAGTTTTACCAGTACCAGGTGGACCGATCAAAAGAAGAATATTTGCGGAAGATTCCATATAGCGATCGTAGTAGTCGCCAAGAGATTCACCTTTTAGAAACGGATACATTTCCTCAATAGGAAGACGATCGCGATTCAATGGTACGTTAACAGAATTACCATCACTGCCATAAATCCATTCAATGTAAGAAGTTACAACAGAGAAATTAGATTCGACAAGTTCGATTATCCCATCGCAAAAATCTTCATCACCATATGCGCGCACTTCTGTTGAATTACTATTCACGCTGAACTTAATAAGATTTTTAGTAGCCTGCTCAACAATGAAACCCGATGAAGAATTAGATTGCATAAAGAGAAAATCTTCGAATTGATTCTCTGCCCATCTTTTCCAGGTATCACGATTACAGAGAACTGTTGTTTCTCTTTGTACTGTTGTTAGGCTAGCGTCAACACGGCTCCGCATAACCTCAGATGTAACCAGATCTTCAAAATCTGATACACCCAAAAAAATCTTTTCATTATTGTTACTCATAATCTCTTTCCAATTTATATTACCGTCATACGCATCCCAAGTATAACCTTTAAGAAATCTACTGTTTACTCGTCGCGCTCTTGCTTTTCTTCTTTTATGTCTTACTTCTTGAATAATTTCTCTATAATTGCTGACGTTAAGCTGTTCCAATAATTTACGTATTGACTTCGCCATTATTATCACCTATAAAATCTTCAAGGGTATCTTTCTTCTTTTTCTTTTTTGATATATGTTTTTCCTCGAATGCAGAAAAGTCTTGCATATTGTGTTGTAGAAAATCCAAGTATGCATTTTGAAACTGTTCGCCTTCGTCTTGCTCTTGTAGATCAAATGTATCGATTGGCATATCCATTATAAGTTTAGTCTTAATATATGCCTGCTTTTTTTCTTTGGATATTCTTCGCAAGAAAGCATAATAAATGATCTGCGTAAAATACGCGAATGGATTACTGGACTTAGCTGGGTCAAAGTTATCAATGTATTGAATGCAGTTCTCAATACCATCAAGGATCATGTCATCCTTGTATGAGTAGTTAATAAAATTAGGTTTGTAAGATAGATGAGTTGCGATCTTCAGAATACACTCACCAAGATAATTACTAACCTGTGGCTTAGGTGATCCGCTCTCCTCAGCCTCTTTTACCTTTTGTTTGTATTCTTTTATCGCAGCTAAAAAATCAGCATTGTTTACATAGTGTGCCATATTAAGTTCCTGGTTTTGATCCAGCATTCACAAGTATACTGCATTGGTGATATAATGTAAAACTTAATTTTTTACAAAGAAATAAATTTTACATTAATTTGAAAAAAGACCATAATTACGGTGTCGGGGTTGATGATGAGATTAGTGAAATGTTTTATTTCCTTTCGAAACAACTCTCGTTTCTTCTTTCTCTTCGACAGGAGATTCTTCCTGATTACCAAACAAAGATTCTAAAACATCTATACGCTTTTGAATTTCCTCTGTAGTTAGACTTTCTGTATCTTCCCAATCAAGAGTTTGCTGCTCTTGTTCTTTTTTGTTGGTTCTCAACTCTATATGTTCCTCGTGTTCTTTTACAATCCTAACATAATGAGGAATGAATACTTCATGCATTTGTTTGGTATACATTATATGTGTCTTTAGGATATTGAACATCTTGTCTGACGAGAATTGGCAATAAGGAATTGCTGTTATAGATTCACCATCTTCTAGTTCTCTTGTTTTAATTAGCATCGGGTTCAATAGATTTAGAGTGGACTCACTCTCAGATGACAAATCTGCCATCAACTGCTCTCCAGAAACTAATTTTACAACTACGTAGTTGGACATAGATTTACCTCTACCAACTTAGTTTCAAACTGTTCTTCAGCATACGTCTTATACCTTTCTGCTGCATGATTTAAAGTATGATTCTTCCAAGACTTCCAATGCAAGTCATCTGCCATATCGTAAAGATTACAATGAGTCTTACCTTTCTTTAATCTCAATCCACGACCAATACTTTGTAAATTGCGAATCTTACTTTTAGATGGAGAAGCAAATATAACATTCTCAATCGAGGGGATGTTAATGCCAGTTGAAAAGGTTCCGAAAGACGCAATGATAATAGCATCATCCTCACCTTCAGTTATGTGTCGTATTGCTTCCCTGTCGCTGGTATCAGTTCCACCATATACAAAAAATACTTTACGATCTTTATGCGCTTGTTGTTTTATCATTTCATAGAGAACTTTACCATGCTTCTCAACATACTGGAATAATACTAAAGTATTGCCAGTTGATCTAAGTGCTAAATTCCTAATAAATTTATTCCTCGGTTCATGAGAAACAATCCAATCCATCTCTTCCTGGTATTTATTATTTTTATTAGCCTGTCGAATTTCTTCAGAATACTTTAGAATCAAACAAGTTATGTTTAACTTGGCAACTCTATCTGTTTCCATAAGTTGTTTGGTTGTAATAACTTTATGAACAGGTCCAAATATACCTTCAAGAACTAAACGATGCACCTTTTTGTTATCAAGAGTTCCAGTTGTTCCTATTCTGTAGGATATGTTGTCCATCTTTTCCATAACACCAGTTAGGGATTTCGCTTTAAAGTTGTGCGCTTCATCTCCAAACATAACATTAAATTGTTTAAACCAAGCACGTGGCTGGAGATAGATTGATTGCCATGTAGTAATCAATACGTCTTTACTAAACTCTTTGGGGAATCCACTATACAGTTTTTGACAATGCGATTTAACTGACCACTTGTTGACTGAGGAATAATCCTCGAAGTCAAAGTACATTTGCTCGACCAGAGAAGTTGTTGGAACAATAAGAATGCATTTATGTCCCTGCTCTAAGTGCCAACGCATAACGCTGTAAATAATAAATGATTTGCCAGATGCAGTTGGTGACAGCAATACAACTCTGTCTTTGTCTAAAGCAGTTTTAATTGCTTCTATTTGGTAATCTCTAATTTCTATCTTAGTTGGTAGATCTAAAGATCGAACGTACTGCTCAATTTTTTCTAACGTGTAGCCATGAGAAAACTTCATATCGGTTTTCCATGTAACTGTGTAATTATTATTCTCGCAAAATTGCTCTACGTAATTGATTAGTCCAACGTATAATGTTTTTCTTACCTGATCGTACAGGCGAACTTTACCATCCCACAATCTTGCTCTATACTGCGGTGTAAACCTAGCACCTGGATATTCGTAAGTGAAAAAGTCGCAGAGTTCCTGTTCTATACTCGCATCTGAAAAAACGCGGACATGAACCTCATCGAGTTTTTCAATAGTTACTGTAGTCAATTACATTCCTGCTAGAAATTTTTTCCATTCTACGGCAGTTTTAAGTTGCCAGTCTCTGGCTTTAATTTGTCCAAGAATAGATTCTAAAAGATATATCATCGTTTCGAGATATTTTATTTTGACTTCTAATGTATTTAAATCGCTGTCGCCAGTTAAGAACTCATCCATCTCATTCTTCATTGGCTTGACTCCTTGCCACTGCTCCCATCCGTATTCAGTTAATTCATCGCGTGACAACTCACCACGATAGTAACGGAACTTAGATTTGCGTAGCAAGTTATATTCTGATTGTAGTTTTGTGTATTTGAGTTTGACGCCGACGAGTATCTTTATATACTTGGCGTGTAGTTTTGGAGTTTTAGTTGCATGTTCACCGAGATAATTATCGTCAATCTCACAGTCTTTATCCCAGCTATCTTGCAATTGTTCAATGTTCATAATATCCTCACTTTCATAGTAATTATACTACGAAA